AAGGTCGTCCTGCACTTGCTTTGTCAGGGGAATGCTGGTGTTTAATTTATTTGTAACTAACGGAAAATCCGGATGAGCAGCGGCAAAGGATACCCATCCGGGCATGGGGCTGGGATGCAAAAGCAACGATGTCGCCACGAAGTATAATTCTTTTCCGACGTGCATGAATTTTTTTAAGTGGAACGTCACGGGGCCATTGGCGCCGTTGAGTGTAGATGTTTCTGCGGCGGATTTTGTGGCAATAATATTAATGCCGGAATTACCATATCGGCAATGAGCAATTTTGAATGATGATCCCTCCTTGTAAAAAATATAATATCCGTTAACAGAGCCAGGCCCGCGGGGATTCGATTCAAACCCGATGACTTTCGGAGTGGCCCAGGTGCGGTCCGTGAATTCAACAACTACGCGATCACCTGGAACAAACACGTCGGAATTTACACCATTCATATAATCAACCGGCACGCTGGCCAATGATACAGGTCCACCGCCTAACGTCAGGGGATTGATGTTTAGTTGCTGTGCCGTGCTGCGTGCGGAATCCAGTAGCAGATTACAGTTATTGCCGGTTATGCTGATAATGGTGCCGACACGGTATGTCGGTTTCCAGCGCTGCCAGGCGGCAAAAAGGGCAGCATTATAAAAGACGCCGGCAGGTGTGGATGCTTGAGTCGGCTGTAGTTTTGATGACGGCAGATTATCATAATCGCCGCCGGGGTAAATGATGGGTGCAATTGATGCTTCGCCGTTAACTTCTATGGTTCCGACCTCTTCGCCCGGAATCAGGTCTTCCGTCAAATCGGCGCACCAGACGCCGTTGCGAGATTGCGGAGTAAGCGCATCTTGTAGCAGTTTTTTTTGTTTTGTTTTTGATTCCTGCTCCTGAATTAATAGTGAATAGGCCGTGCTTTTATTTTGAAACAGGGTCAGAGCATCAAGATATTCTTTTTGCGGTTTTGTAACATCGGCTTGTTTTATTATGCCTAAAATCAGATTGCCAATGGCCGCGTCGAGTGCGCCGCGTTTCGTGTTTAAAACGTTTTCTGCGGCGGCTTTTTCCAGCAGGGCGGCTGCTATGCCCTTGGCCAGAATAATCAGTCTGGCATCAATGGCCTTGATGGTCGCGCTTATTTTGGCGGTATCCCGAACCAGCTCAATGTCATATTTCCCGGTTGGTCCGCCGGATATTATTTTTGCCAGTCCCATTTTATGCTTCCGTTATTTGCATAATTGCCATACCGGTATCGACCATATATAATATTTGCCCGATGACAAGCTCCTGACCATCGAACGTGGCCACATCACCGACGCGCAAGAACAGATCCGGCATGGCGCGTACTGAACGTTTGCCGTCCACTTGCAGACCGTAATAAGAGGCATCGGAGAGCGCCCGGGTTTTTGATGTGGTGGACGCCGTGGTTTTATGCCCGGATATGATCGCGGAATCGTTTCTGCCGCCACGGTGGATTTGCAGTGATTCGTATGCGACCCGGCAAATTTCCTCCGCGTTGATGGACCCGTCAGCGTATCTATATCCTTTTTTAACAACAATATCGCCATGGGTGCGCAGGATGATTTCGTTAATGTAATCGACCGAATTCGGGATCACGCACGCCAGATACGATGGATCACCGTTGCGGAGTGTAGACTGGAATGATGACATCGGGATCGTAATATCATCCAACCCGTCGGCATTGCCAGTCAGCACGCACAAATAAATAACCTGCAGGGCGCTACGATGGGCGTTTCCGGGCGCCCAGGAATAGGATGGAGCGGGCGCTGTCAATACCAAAGATGCTACCGGAATAAATGCCCGCGATATCCCGCCCCATGGCGTTGGTATATGGCCTGACAGGATTATGCCCGCCGGGGGGATATCGACCCGGGAGATGCCCTGCACGTCGGGAGCGGGCGCCGTCAATACCAAAGATGCTACCGGAATAAATGCCCGTGATATTCCGCCCCATGGCGTTGGTATATGGCCTGACAGGATTATGCCCGCCGGGGGGATGGAAACACTCGAGGCGTCAATTAATTCCAATTCACCAATCGCGCAGGCATACGCCAACGATGACCCGGAAATCCTGAAATACCTGTAGGGACCTGATCGTGTGGCCAGGTTAAAAATCCGCATTTCCGCCGGATTTGATGTCCATGGGATATCCGCCTGAGAATCCAGCACATCCCACGTTGCACCATCATTACTGCCATATAGAATCCACGTTGACATCATAGACGTGGCGTAGCCATCATTTCGTGACGTGACGGTATAGGCATCAATGCTTTTGCTGACGCCCGCTCCGCAATCCCATTGCAGCCATCCCGTGGTTTGCCCGGCCGTATTGGACCACTTGCCGGATCCGCCATCATGGGCAAACGCCATCCAGATGGCCTCATTGGAACTATATTCTCCCGATGCCGTGGCCCTGGAGGGATCGGGACCCGTCAGTACGGACGTGATATCTCTGTCATCATGCAAATATGCAGGCATGGTTCAGTTCCTAGGCAGCTTCCGCGATCGTAAACACACCGGCGGCATTCCAGATGACTATGAAGTCCGTTCCAACAAACTCTTTGTCCGCAGGCGTTGTATCAAACAGGATATAGCCAATCAACGGGTTGACGATGGCAGGTGACCCGATTGTTTTTTCCGCGTATAAAATGCCATAGCGAAATGTTGCGGTGAGCGCCGTCCAGGTTAAATCATCAGCGTCAAAGACACTTTGCGCCGGGCTGTCAGATGAAAGATACGTCTGTCCGGATAACGCCTTGCCACCCGCATCGTAACCGTTATCCGGGCTGGCAATAGCGACCACTTCAGGATCGGGGCTTGTCTGGACGTCAGCCAGGATATCATGCGCAGGAGAGGGCGTATATGCGCTGGTAACCAGCATAAGTTTTATGGTGTCTGTTTTCAAATCAATAATGCCGCTGCCAAGAAATTCCGTAAATTTATTGTAAAAATTGAATGAACTGCCCATTTTTAACCCCCCAGGTCTGATGTTATATTGATCACAAGGATAGCCGCGCCGTCCCCATCAATGTAAAATGTTGCCGGTACGCCCAGAAAAACGGATTCCGCGGTTGATACGACGATCTCGTTGTATGTTGTAACAATGTATGACATATAATCAGCCATCACCATGGACGGATTCGGCACTTTGACGGTTATGTCCCGGTCTCCCGGCGCATAACCGGTGTCGTACACGGCTACACCGCCATCCAGCGTTGCCGTGCGTGAGACGCGGCGCTCCCGGCGGTAATTCTCAAGCAGCTTTTTTTGATCCAGCTGGGCACGCGAAAAATAACGCGCTCCCTGCAGGTCAAATATTTTTGTTGATATGCTGATCATCTAAAACCCTCCCTATATGCCAACCAGGTATTGAGCGCCTTCGGCGTTGGCGCGAACCTGAATTGCTTTGAGGACTTCAAACATGAAGGCCTCCAACTGGGGCTGCAGGCCTTTGCCGTCGATTTGGATCATGGCTTGCCCCTGCCGCATGGCCTCGGTGCGCGCCCTCATATTGTCCACCTGCGCCTGAACCAGATCTTTTTGTATATTCAATGCTTGATCGCGGCGGGTATTTTCCTCCCGTATCATTTGCTCAATGACAGCGTTTCCGCCTTTGCCCGCACCCACCACACCGGCATAGGTACCGGTCAGATCGGTGATGGTTTTGCCCGTGCTCTCAACGGTCACATTGATAGATTTGAAGGCGGACTCGATAACTTTTGTGGCTGCTTCAATCTGGGCAATATCAATTTTTGCTTTCCACTCAATCGATTTTTGAATGATGTCGGCTTTGCCTTTAATCTCGGCAACGGCCGTCTGTGTGATGTCCGGTTTCAGCTCGACAGTTTTTGCCGCCGGGACCGCTGCGTTGAATTTATTGATTGCCGCAATGGTGGATGATCCGTCCAGATTAGCAGTTATTTTGATCATCTGGCCGCCGCCGAATTTGCTGTGAATCGTGTCTTCCGTATCCTTGAATGACGGCTTATCCACCACAGCGCGGACAGGAACGTTCCACTTATCCGCGTTGGCAAGCAATTCTTTTTTCCAGACCTCCAGATCGGCGCCATCTACGGAAATCTTAGCCTTTGTATCCGCAGGGACGCCGAACAGGGAACGGGACAATTCATCGATTTTGGCTCTTGCCCTGGATGAGTTATCGCCCACGCCGTCGATCAATTCCTGTATCGTCGGCGCTTTCGAGCCCAGTTGGTTAAAACCACCGACAATCTTTTCCAGCCCACGGCCAAAATCATCGCCGTCGGCGCGCATTTTCTGGAATATCGCCGGGATTTCCGTGATTCGGCCCGCCATAACAAGCACGGACATTTCACCCAGCCGCACCGTCGCCTGAATCAGGTTCCATATAATCTGCGTGCCGCCGGCAATAATGCTAAATACGCCTTTGAGAGTCATGCCATACTGATCGAAGACCATGACGGCAGCAACAAAATACAAGCAGGTATCCTGCACCATCTTTCCTAACGTCATGATGGTGCCGATCATCTTCTGTGTTTCAGTGTCCGATTCGGCAACGCGCAAGAGAAAATCTTTTATGGCGTTAAAGAACGGCTCGAATCCTTTCACCATGCCTTCCGTTACGCGGATCAGCCCGGCAATGCCGTCAATAATCTTCTGGATGAATTCGTGCAGGTCTTTAGGTTTTGTCAGATCCAAATCGCCAAAATATTTGCCGAAGGCTTCTCCGAGGCCACGGAAGGCCGCTGTTAGCTTGCTGAAATCCAGGCCCTTCAATGCATCGGGCATGGCCTTGCCCACACCCGAAAGCCAGGTGGAAAGCTCTTTGCCCGCATCATCCAGCAATTTAAACAACGGATCAAAGGCGCCCGCCTTAACACCCAGATCAATGCTGCCCAACACGCCGGAAAAGGATCCGGCAATACCCGCAGCAATCGGCTCCAGC